TAATCCACCTTGTATCAAAAGATTAGTTAATATATCACCACCTTTTGGTGCTAATGCTCCTGAAATGTTAGCATATAATTCTGCTATATCTTTTGTTTTATCACTTACATCTGATTTTCTTATCATGTCTAGAGCGGTTCCCGCATCATAGTTTCTTCTAGGCGTAGCTAACTCCATAATACCTTCTTCAGCTTGTCCGCCTTTTCTAAACATTGGTCTTTTTAAAGTTATACTCATACTATCCTCTTATTAATCTATAGATACCAGCTAACGTAGCACCTGTACTTAATCCTGTTTGTAACGCACTTGGTGATGGCGTTGTCATAGTTCTCTCTGTACCAGGATATCCTGATATTAAAGGTACAATACCTGCACCTAAAGTTTGCGCTGCCTCTAATGGTTGAAATGCTTGTCTTTGTGCAAGCTGTTGATCTGCCGCTAATAACTGTTGTTGTCTTGCTTGTTGTTGACCACCAAGCGTTGTTAAACTTGCTATTTGTTGACCTAACAATGCAGGGTTTTGTTGTGCTAAATTTAATTGACCACCAGCTAATGCTCTCTGTTGATTAAAAGCTTGACCTGCTAAATTTTGTGCTTGTGTAAATCCCTGTCCTAAAAGTTGTGCTTGTAATGCTGCTCTGTTTCTATCAGATGCTGCTTGAAATTCTGCTCTTTCAATACCTTCTCTACCACCACCAAAAGCTCCTGCAGATATCGCTCTTGCAGATAACGCTGGTAAACCTCTAGCTGCTTGTCTGTCAAACTCTGCTAATGTTGTGTCAATAACATCTTGTTGAAAAGGTGACATGTAAGCTTGATAAGCTGTAGGACTTACTAAATCTTTCGCTGCAGTTTCTCTTGCAGCAGCTTCTGTTAAGAAAGGTTGAAAACCACCAAGACCAGATGCTAAACTTTCAGCTTGTGTTGTTAAAGCGCCAGGGCCAGCAACAAACTGTCGACCCATAATACCACTGAGATCAGTAGTTTTAAAATCACCAACTGCTTTCTGTAAATCATCTATGTATGTTTTGCTGGCTGCTTCTATAAATTCAGGTGGTAATTGTCTTACTGATTGTACTTCGGCCATTATGCTCTTCCTCCTCTTTCAAGGGTTTTCATCATGCTGTACATTCGTTCAGCACCCTTGTTAACATCACCTTCACCCATGCCTCTTACAGCGTCGGCTGTGAATACAAATTCGTTGTTTGATAACATCGCTGGGATGTCATCTTCTTTTTCTTTTATACCAACTGGAGGTATAAATCCACCAGTTTCTCTAAGATCTAGCTCCTTAATACCTTTTGGATTTTGTCTTATAGGTAGTCCCTCGACGCCCGCCGCTTGCATGGCGTTATCGCTAGCACTATCGCCCATGCCCATGGCATACTTTATTCTACCACCTTCAGCGTATCCACCTTGTCCAGATGTGTACTCAGAAACGTCTCTATTTACTTGAGCTTCAAGCGCTTCTGCATCCTCAGTGCCATCTTCTTTTACAAAGCTTTTTAAATTTCTATATCCTTGTCTTAAATAAGTTTTTAGAGCATCAACATTTCGAGTTGCTTCAATGGCCTCCTCATCTCCTGCTTCTACTCCAGCTGCTAAAGTTCCTAATAAAGAACCTCCTGCCATGATACCTAAAGTTTTTCCAAGACTGAGTTTTTTAGCTCCAGTTCCAATCGCTTTTTGTGCGGCTGGATTTACTGCACCTGCAGCAAATAGATTTCCTATACCACCAAGATTAAAAACACCTGGTGCAAATCCTCCAAAAGATGCTCTACCAAATATACCACCCATGCTTGTTCCTGGTATACCAAATGCAGCTGCACCTATTAATGCAGCCTTACCAATGTCAGATGATGCAATTTTCTTTACACTTTTAACAGCTTTTTTACCAAGTTTTTTTAACGAACTTCCTAGTCCAAACTGTTCCCTTGGCATGGCGTTCATAATACCGCCACCCTCACGTAATTGTCTTTTCATCTGTCCTCTTGATATTGTCATAATTTAATTAAATTGTTATAGGCAGGCATAAAATCCTGTAACTTCCAATCTACTTGGTTTTACTAAATAAATCAAGGCTTGGCATAATAACTTTAATGTCTCTTCTTATATCTGCTTCAGGCACTCCTTTTGCCTTCCAGTCCTCATCATTTTTATATACTTCACCTGTTTTTAAGTTAGATATAGTCTCTATTATCTCTTTTGGTTTTAATACTTGCATTACGTTGTTACCTCTCTTGGCTGTATTTCTAATATAGAGGCTATGACGTGTAGCTCGTTAGCATCACTAGCTTGTACTTTTAATACTTCACTCTCCTCCATGACTAAAGGCTGAGTCAAAAGTTCTACAGTTGTATTAGAAGATATAGCTTTTGTTTTAAATAAACTGAATATAGCACCACTAGAGTCAACTAGTGTCACCGTTAAATTAGCTCCTGATCCAGCATCTTCAGAAACTAATATAGATTTTATCACAGTTGTTGTTGCAGTTGGCACTGTGTACAAAGTTGTAAGATCTGTTGTAGTTAAGTCTACTTTTTTATTTTTAAAACTATTAGCCATTAATTTAAAAAGAAGTTTTGTGCATCTACTTCATCCTTTAATTCTTGTTGAAATGTTGTAT